AATTTTCTTACTGTGACAGCTTGCTTTTTGCATGAGGAGCCTGGTTAGTTTAGGACTCAAGGCCGCTTACCTTTTCGGATAGGCCAATCAAGGCAGCCTAATAAATGCAACGAAGCATTGTAAGCTTTTTGGGGTACGAACGATTGCTTACAATGCTTCTTATGTTGCATGGAGCTTTGTATTGGCTCCAACAATTATTTCTGATTATGTCTTTCGTTCGTCCCTTACCGCTGCAAATATACGGACAATTTTTGGAATACAAAATAATTTTGAAGAAAATTCGAAATAAAAATGTTAAAACGAAAAAATCAGACTGTCAGACACTAGAATATTTCATTTATAAGGTACGCACGCAATGCCGAAAATTGTTCAAAACTGATATGCATATTTAAGACGATTTAAAATACTGATAACCAGTATTAAAACAAAATATGAATGTACATCGAAAAAATAATTTCTCAAAATAATTTGTTGTTTCCGTTGAAACTCGTAATTTTGCCTAAAAGTTTTCGAATATGCTTAGAGGAAAAGGAAAACTTATTAAGCTGGACGGTAATATCATCAAGACCGAATTTGATGAAGCTTGCCGAAAATTACCTGACAATGACGAATACCTGTTCGTTATTTGTGACAACACGAAGAATAGGAACTTACCCTATTTGTCGTACTTCTTCTCAGTCGTGATTAAGTATCTGTCAGACGCATTGCCTGACCATCCACATCCGACTGCATTGTACAAGTTCTTCGAGGATATGTTTGCTCCGATTCATACCTCAACAATCAATGGCGAACAATTCGAGTATTGCGAGCTTAAATCGGAGCGAGTACGTGATGTCAACGATGTTATAGAGAAAGTCGTTGAGTATGCCCTTAAAGAATGGGGCATTGAAATTCCTCGTCAGGAAATATTGAATGACCCTGAAATGAGAGAGTTTTATAGCCAGGCTTATTTGAATCAAGAAGTCGATTGGAGCAGATTTATCTCTTCGCACAAAAAATTATCTAAAGATGAGCGAAGAAATGAAGAAGAGAAGTGCATTTGAGCTTTTCGCACAGGTAAAACAGACCTACTCTGAAGCCGAAGAAAAAGCAAAGCAGGAAGCCGGTTCTCCACGAGTTGAGCGTTTCCGTATCGGAGAAGACGGTGAGTATTCCATCCGTATTTTACCATTGGCACCTCAGATTGATTCTGAAGGCAATGTCCTTCCTTTGGACAGAAAGGGCTACGAATATCCGATTCGTCAGCTGTTCCTTGCCATCGAAGCACCTTCCAAGAAGGGTGGCAAGAAGAAAGTGGTAAACATCCCAGTAATCCGTACTACAGACAAGGGTGTTGATTTCTCGGTTGACCTCATTGATACCTATGTCAAGATTGCCAAGGAAATGTATGGCGATGATGAAGAACTGATTAAGCTCATCACCGGTAACAGTTTCAGTGGTGGTCTGAAGTGGAACTATCAGCATGCAATCATGTTGCTTGACCTCAGTACTGACAAGGAACGTGCAAAAGGTCCTCAATTGTGGCAATGTTCTCATTCATTGTACAAGACCATCGATGAAGCCAAGATGCGCTTGTGGCGAGATTTGCGTGAAGATGGAGAACAAGAAACGTGTCCTATCTCATGGTTTACCGATGCTTACCCGGTAAAGGTAATCCGAAAGAACAACAACGGCAAGACAGATTACGATGTTGAAATTGGTCGTAAGACAGTAAACGTGAAGGAAGAGGAAGTTGAAAAGCTTCTTGAACTTCCACGTATTCCAGAACAGATTTTCCGTTATACCAAGTATCAGTTCGAAGCTACATTGGTATTCTTGCAGCAGTATGATGAAAAGCATGACATGGAAGTGTGCAAGGAACCTGATTTCATTGAAGCCGTTGAAAAGCTGAAGGGCGAACTTCCGGCAGATGACAATTCGCACTTTGATTTGGCAGGTGCAGCAGGCAAGGAAGGTGGCAAGGATGAAGTTACCATCAATTCACTTTGGGCTGAATACGACTTGATTGTTGACCAAGACCTTGGTGAACGCTCGGATGAATATCAGGACTTGCGTGAAAAGATTCGTCAGTTCATTGAAGACAATGGTATCGATGTCCGTATTTCACGTACCAAGACCAACCAACAGATTCTTGAAGAGGTTGAGGAGGCTTTGGATGCAGCCAAGAAAGCTCCTAAGAAGGAAGAGCCTGAAGAGGAAGAAGAACAGGAAGAAAAGCCTAAGCGTACCCGTGCTCCAAAGGAAAAGGCAAAGGTAGAGGAAGAAGAGGAAGAACCTGAAGATGATGATACCGATAACAAGCCTGAACCTGAACCTGAACCGGCTCCAGCTCGTCAACGAAGAGCACGTCCAGGCAGTGAAGAAGCCAAGGCGGAAGAACCTGAAGAGGAATCTGACAAGGATGAAGAAAAGGCTGAGGAAGCTCCTCGCCGTAGACTTCATGCCCGTAGATTAAGATAAACCCAATCTTTAGATAAGCGTGTGTCGGAGGGGTATCGGTCATGATACCCTTACCCCTCCTTTTATGTATTCATTAATTAAAGATTGGGACTATGAAAGAGGCATTGGCTTTGTTAATCAATGATATACATGTTTCCAAGGACAACATAGCAGAGTTTAATAGAAACTGGGATGAAGCTCTGATGGTGTGTCAGTGTGAAGGTATATCAGAAATCATAATTGGCGGTGACATGTTCACCGAACGTTCATCACAGACTTTGGCCGTTCTGCTTGCTGTAAAGGGGGCTTTGGACAGGGCTGTGGCCAAAGGCATGTATGTTACCATTGCAGAAGGAAACCACGACATTGTGGACAAGGAAGCGTTTGATGGATATAATCATTTGTGGGTTGGTCAGAAGAATATTGACGTAATTGATACCTATAGAATCCTGAGTTGGGAAGAATGTGATTTCGTTCTTGCTGTAATGAGCTACTTCCCAGAAAACGGCTCGTTCCTTGATTGGTTGGATAAAATGCTCACGGAAGCATTGACCAAGCATGGCGATGTCGTGCGTTCTGAACAGGACATTATTCTCTATATCCATGAAGGTGTTCATGGCGCATTGGGTAATTTCGAAATCGAAGGTGAGCTTCCGCAAGAGCCGCTTTTGGACTATAAGGCTGTATTGTGCGGTCATTATCATAATCGTATTCATATCAAGGGAACAAATATCCAGTACATCGGTTCATCTCGTCAGCATAATTTTGGTGAAGATGAAGAAAAGGGTTATACCATCCTTTATACTGATGGCTCTACGGAATTTGTCAAGAATCAGGCAAACCAACGGTTCAAGACATTCGACATTGATTATGATGACATATCCAAGATTGATAAGCTGATTGATAAGGAAACTTTGGAGTATTGTAAGGTTCGTGTGAAGGTTCGCTGTACGGAACAGCAGGCTAAGGTGTTCGACAAACAGCAGTTGTTGGATTTAGGTGCAAATAAAGTTGAACTTACACTCAACACATCAGTGGTCCAAGAAACGGCTGCTATGGGCATTGAAGAAAAATTCGACAAGCAAGGAATCAAGAAAGAATATCGGAACTTCTGCAATGAACAGGAGATAGACAGTGAGTTGGGAATCAAGTATTTGGAGGGTTAATCTATGTGGAAACTGAAAAGCATATATATAAAAAATATCGTTTCTTTCCGTGAAGCGAGACTGGAAGTTGAGCAGGGTGTGGCTACGCTTATCTTCGGTCGTAATGAAGACAATGCTTCCCAGCCTTGCAATGGTTCAGGCAAATCTTCTTTGATTGAGGCCATTGCCTTTGCATTGACCGGCGAGCAGCTTCGTAAAGTGAAGACCATCGAGGAAATCATCAATGACAATGCTGACGAGGCGTTTGTTTCGTTGGAATTGGAAAACGACTATGATAATACGACATTGATAATTGATCGGCAAATCAGCCGCAATGCTCCGCAAATTATTGTGTGCCATAAGTATGATACCGATGGTAATGAAATTGAAAAGGACAAGACCATTCAGCCTACAGTAGCTGATTACAATAAGTTTATTCTCAGTGAAATAGGTTTGAGCAAGGATGACATTTATAATAACTATATCCTTTGCGACAACAAGTACGAATCATTCTTTGATTGTTCTGACAAAAATAAGAAGGAAGTTATCAACCGTTTCAGCAATGGGCAGATAATCGATGAATCAATTGAACGTGTCCATAAGGATATGGAACCCGTTGAGGAAGAATTGCGTCAGGCAAACAGTCAGGTAATCAATATCAAGGGTTCAATCTCTGCCATTGAAAACGAACTGGCCAATGTTGACGAAAAGAAAACCAATGCCATCAATGAGCGTGCGGTCAGAATTGAGCGTATCGACAACAATATTCTGCAATGTCGTGAAAGGATTGCCGATTATGAGGATAAGCTTGGAAAGGCAGAAAAACGCATGAATATTCTTGAATCGCTTAAAACACGTGTTGAAGAAGCGGAAAAATCTGACATTTCATTGCTTGATGCTTATGGGGAATTCAAGGTTATGTGCGAAGAGAACGAACTTGGTACCATCAGTGATTTTGTGAAAATTTCCGAAAAATACAAGGGGGATTTGGTGAATCAGCAGAATAAGCTTGAATCACTTAAAGCGGATATTGTTGCTGCCGAAAATAGCTGGAAGGCTTGCAGTGCCGCTTATGAAGACGGTCTTAAACAATGTACGGCATTGCAATCAGAACATGAGAAGCTTAACAAGGATGCGTTGAAAAAAGTCAGCGAACTGAATGAAGAGCTGGACAAAATTGATAGAGACCTTGATAACCTGGAAGGCGCAATCAATGGTAATAAAAATTGCATTGCCGATTGTGAACTTTCAATCAAGACTATCAAGACCATGATTGAAGGAGCTGTCAAATGTCCGAATTGCGGCTATGAATTCGATATAAGCAACAAGAAAAGTGTAGATGATTTGAAGAGCGAATTGGCTGAAGAGGAAAAGTCGCTTGATATGCATAAGAAGGATGGTGACGACTGGCAAAAGGAATTCGACAACCTTAACAAGAAATATATAAAAACCGAAAAGGAAGCAGCAGGCATTGAAAAGGATATTGCTTCACGGAAGAAAGAACTTGAATCGTTGAATGAAGCTTCCCGTACATTGATGGCAAAAGTCAGCAAGGCGGAGTTGGCGATTGAAGCAGTAAAGAAGGAGATTATTCTGTGCCAAAACGAGTTCAGTGTGATTGATTGCAAGATTGAAGTTCTCCGTCAGCGTTTGTTCGGTGAGATTACCGGATTGATTGAAGGAAGAATCATGAACGGAAAGAACTTTATCGAGCAACAGTTATCAAGCATTGAATTCGAAAAAGGGAAGCTCAACCAGTACAAGACTACCAAGAGAGAGCTTATGGAGGCTCCAGAAACCGATTTTGAGACATCTTTGAATGAATCTTTGAAGAAGTATCAGGCTGACCTTGAAAATGCCGAAAAAACGGCTCAAAACGTTCAGAATGAATATGATAAGCTGAAGGGTCAGGAAGTGAACTTTACAATGTTCAAGAGCTACATCGCCCGCAAGAAGATTGACGCACTTTCATATATCGTGAATGACTTCCTTGAAAAAATCGGTTCTGACATCAGATTGAGACTGGAAGGCTTTACAATGACCAAGAGCGGTAAGCTTCGTGACAAGATTTCCGTTCAGGTTATGCGTGACGGCATCGATTGCGGTTCTTATCATAAGTTCTCCGGTGGTGAAAAAGCACGCTTGAACCTTGCTTGCATCTTGTCTTTGCATACCCTTACTAATTCCAATTGTGAGGATGGAAAGGGGCTTGATTTTATCATCATTGACGAGCTTCTTGACAAGTCTGATGAAATGGGTATGACCACCTATTGTGATGCTTTGAACAAGTTGAAGCAGACATCGCTTCTCATTACCCAAGGTGCTGTTTCTGAAGGCTATCCGCATAAGCTATTAATAACAAAAAGACAAGGAGTATCAACAATTTCAAATTAATAGTCAATGAAACGGATGACAGAAGAGTATTTGGCACAATTGGAGCGTAAGAATGTGCTTGCATTGGATTGTGCGGAACATACGGGTTATTATTCCACGCATGGTTATGGCACATGGTATTTCCCTTCTGATGCTAAGGCTCCAAAGAAACTTGGAGAGGACTATCAGCAACATAAGTGCTTTAGAGATACCATTATCAAGTTTGTGCAGGAAAACAACATCAAGGTAATTGCTTCGGAAGATGTGAATGTAGGAAAACACTTTAATGCGTTGAAAAAGCTATCGCAATTCCAAGGGGTGCTGTTTGAGCTGTGCGCCACCCTTAACATTCCGTTAATTGTGTTCAATGTGAGTGAAATTAAGAGGTGGGCTACAGGTGATGGCAATGCTTCAAAGCAAAAGATGATGGAGTATGCAATCAAACGTTGGCATATTGACCCTGAAGGGGATGACAATGTTGGTGACGCTACCCATATCTTCTTTCATTTTATTCATCGTTATAAACTCTGAATCAGTATGATAGCAAGCAAGAGAACCGTAAAATGTAATGATGTTGGCAAACATTGTGATATGCTGGTGGATGACTTCTTCAATTTTTACGAAGGTCACTCAGACTTGGTGAAATTAATAGACATCAGGGACATTTCAGAACCGATGCCTCCTGAACAGGAACAGAATCGGAAGATGATGGCCAGATGTCGGAAGGCTTGGCTGGATTATTGCAAATTCGTCGGTTTGTCACGTCAAAGTGAAACCCTATTTCTAAAACGTGTGAAGACAGAATGGCGAAACAGAGAACAACAACAGCAGACGATGCAGCTCCAGTCAAAAGAGAAGCGAGGTGCAAGCAATTAAGCCCTCGTGAAAAGGAAAAGCTGTTCAACCAGTACATAGTGCCGAATTTTTCCAGTATCAAGAGTCTGACAAGAAGGTATACCGATAATTATCAGGACGTGGATGAGAACTACAATTATTGTCTCGCCCAAATGTATAACTATATCGGTTCTTATGACCCTAAGATGAAGCTTGATACTTGGATTCATATCTGCACCAAGAGAGCGTGTTTCAATCAGAACAAGAAACGTGCTGAGGAATCATCCCATTATACAGATGTGGAGATGTGTACCCAGGAAGAATTGTATCAGAACGGAAACAGCATGATTGTGGATGCAGGGTTCGGTACACTTGCGGATAACTTGTCCGATAAAGTGTATATGGCCCTGATGAAGATACCTCCTCACCGGTTATCCCCATTCCTCCTTTTTGTACAGGGGCATGGAATCAGGGAGATAACCAGTATGGAATACAAGATGGGGCATTTGGAGAAACGTTCGGAGGATATAGTCAAGAGCCGTATCTTTTGGGCAAGGAAGGAATTACAATATATATTGAAAAGAAATGGAATTACAAGAAAGCACCATAAGAGTACGTTCGATGATAGAATCTTTAATCAAGAGGACGATTGACCCGAAATGGAAGTTCACGCAGAGCGGTCAGGTAGCATTGCAGTTGCAGAATGGATTGGGTGTGTTGCCTATGTTTTTCGGTATTCCAAGACTTGATGAAGAGCGTATAGTTGATTATATCGTGTATCAGGTATACAGATGTAGACAAGCGGTAGAAGACGGAAGATGGCAACCTTCATGGATGTTCTCCAAGTCAGCTATGGACAAGTACAAGGCTCAGTTCATGAGTGAGAAAGGCAAGTCCGGCATGAATTACTACATCAACCAGTGGCTTGATGAGTATGAATTGTCAAGGAGAGAGCTTACCTCCATGATAGCTAAGCCGAAGCCAAGTCCGTTGAGGAAGATGGTTTATCTTGAATCCGAAGAGCCTATAAAGAAACGTTTCTTCAATACTGAGGCTGGGCTGTTGTTGTGCCAACAGGCCACTACGGGTTGGAGTCCGCTTTCGGAAACGTGCAAAAAATGTAAGAACTGGGTTGAGTGCGGTCAACTTACCGCAAAGAAATACCCTGAATTAATGAGATTTAGAAGAGAGGCTTATGGCAAAGAAAAGTGATAATGTATTGACCGTTGAGTTTTTGGCAGAACTTTATAATTGTGCCATTACCAACAATCAGATATGTGCAGCTGTGGTAAGATATATGGAAGACACGTTTCTTCCCGACCAACAATATCAGATGCTAAATTCGGCTTTGAAAAGCTACTACAATGAATACAAGTCCGCACCCCAGTATGGAATAATCGTGCAGAGATTGTCTTCTTCAAGGGCTGTTTCAGAGCTGTTGGATGAAATCCGTGAGACAGCTACCAGTACCGATCCTGACAGCATACGTGACCAGTTTGAAGAATACTTGAAGCTCGTCCAGTTCAAGAAGATTCTGAAGGAAGTGACAAAGAAGTATGAGGATGGGGAACGTATTGGAGCTATGGGTTCGTTCACTAGAGAGGCTTTGAAGCTGCAACAGTTTTCTTTGGCTCCTGAAGAGTTCATTGACATTGCTCAGACTTATGAAGAAAGATTGCGTGAAAACAAGATGAAGCACGAGAATCCGGTGGCAAAACTGGTAAATAGTTTCTATATTGATGGTTTGGATGAAATGAATCATGGTTGTGACCTTCGCACTCAGCTTTCATTGTTTATGGCGATGTCTGGTGTAGGTAAAAGCCATATTGCACGTTGGATCGGTTTCAATGCTGCCTATATGAGTGGTCTTGATGTACTACATTTTCAGCTTGAAGGTTCTGCTTCTGAAATTATGGATTCATATTCTGCTATGTTGACCAAATCTTCCACTTATGAATATGAGAAGGGAAGAATCAACAATCATACATTGGAACAGTTGAAAGTCCAATTGGAAACATATAAAGGGACGCTTAAAGTTAAAGCTTATCCTAAGTTCGGCAAGGAAATCTCTACTCAGGATTTGATGAATGAATGTGATAAGTATAAGGAAAAGTTCGGCAAATACCCTGATGTAATTATAGTAGATTCATTGGACTTGTTGACTGACGCTTCAGGAAAGAACTGGGATTCAAAGGCACTTAGACATAAACGCATTGCCACTGCTCAGGATTTGAAGGATTTGGCGGCTGCTTGTAGTGCTTGGTGTGTTGCAACGTATCAGGCTACGATTGAACAGCCTGATTGGGTAAATGATGAAAAGAATGTGCTGACAGCATTTCACGCATCGGAAAGCAAGGGAATTCAGCGTCCATGCACTCATGTCATTACATTGAATCAGAGCAGAAGAGAGTATCGTGAAAACATCATGAGAATTTATGCTGACAAGTTCAGATTCTGCAAAAAGAGTGAACCTTTCAGAATCGTGACTGACTATGAACATGAAATATTCTATAGTCGTGAAAGAACATTGAACTTGCCTACAGATTGATGTATGGCTTGATGAAAGCAGCGTAATTTAACACACGCTTTATTATGAATTTGACCCCCGAACTACGACATTCAATTACAGAAGAGTTGCTGTTCGACTTGAATGGTAAGATGGATGGAGGAAGGAAAAACATATTAGTCCAAAACTGTCCTTTTTGCTCACATGATAATTATAAATATGGTATTTACGTTGGTCAAAATGTCGGAAAGAAACGTTTTGGCATGTCCAACTGCTATCACTGCAACAGACGCTTCAGAACCCTGAAGGAAACTTTGACAGCTCTTGGAAGAGAGGATTTAATACCACAAGAAACGGTTGAACTGGATGAATCTTTTACTGACATTTCTGCCATGTTTGAGGATGAGATAGATGATGAACTGAAGGAAATTGAAATGCCTCGTGGTTATAAGAGATGCTTCAGGAACCAATATCTCAAGTCTCGTGGATGGAACGCCGATGACTTTGAATACTTTCCGGTAGGAACCAATCGTGGCATAGAACGTGAATTCAGCGATTATGTAATACTGGAAGTGATAGATGGAGGAAAGAAGGTCGGCTATGTTGCACGAAGCATTTTGAGTAAGGAAGAAATTGAATCATACAATTCAAGACACCACTTCAAGCTGAGAAGATACAAGAATTCAGATGAAAGTGTCGGAAACGGATTTTCCAAGCTATTGTATAACTACGATGCCATTGAAGCCTACACTACCCAGTCTGTAATATTGTGTGAAGGGCCGTTTGATGTGGTTGGGCTTAACAGAAAACTTGAATTGTATGATAACAAGCATATAGTTCCAATTGCCACTTTCGGCAAGAAAATAAGCCAGGAACAGATGTTCAAGCTTCAGAAAAAGGGTGTTGAACAGATTGTGATTGGATATGACAATGATGCTAAGGAAACGACATCGAGGATAGCTATGGAACTGGAAAAATACTTTGATGTTCTGATAGCCGACATTCCTGATGGTGTTGGCAAGGATTGGGATGAAATGGATGTGGAAGATATATATGATGTCTTTGCGTTCAATCTGAAAACTATACGTGAATTTAATCTTGGATGAACATGGATGAACAGATAACATTGAAAGAATGGCTCGACAACCATAACTTGACATACTCGCTCAGAAAGGACGTGCTTGTAATTGCAGGGTTCGGGCGATTTCTTATCCAAGAGGATTATGAGCATATCTTTAAGCAAACGAAGGATGGAGGTGCTGTATTCAATTCGATGGAAAATCCGTCTTACTTGATTGCTGACGATATTTTCTATATAACTTTCCCATTTGGCAACAGATGGTATTATGTTGACGTAAGAAAGAGCGGAACAGACCAACAGTTCCAGGTTTTGAGACATATAGGCGATTCTCCGAAGTTCAAGCATGAATGCGAGTTCTATCCTTTGGGAATTCATTCAGGTTATGAATTGTTGAACGGAAGCGGTCTGTTGAAAGATTGGTGCCAAAAGGCTAGATTCCTTGGCTATAAGGGGATTTCAGTTGCAGACAAGAATACGATGGCAGCTTCGCTTGACCTTCAGCAATCGGCTACGGACAAGGGGCTGAAGTATTG